GTCTATGTAAAGATCATATGAACGACTACAAACAAGTACAAAATAATATATTAGAAGGTTATGGATACAAATATCCTTAGCCAAACAGACAAAATGATGTTGTGTTATAGCATGTCATGTCATACTATCCTCGCAGTGGGGTATATAAATATAAGTTTGCATACTATACGGGGAATGATGTGACATGGTATGCTATAGCACACCACACAAACTATTTATACTCGACAATACATACATTTTTTTGAGGTGATGACAAACTGAAGGACAAAACCTGGCTTTCTTATTCATGCATTCCATCTTTCCTCCCCGTTGGTTCTTTTGTTTTTGTTCCTTCAGCTTCTCAGCCTCATTCTTTCCTTGATGATTTCTTAACTAATATTGGTAGTAGTATGGAGTATGATTAGACGAACAAAACCTTAATATGTAAAGGAAATGTTAAGGTGAAAAAATGAAATGTGCAGATGTTGAAACAAGAATGGAATTGTCAGAGTTGATAAAGATACTTATTGAGAAAGATATAATATCAAATGATGATTTGAATAGACTTATTAGAGTTCATAAAGGAAAAATAAAGGGATAATATGGAAGAAGAAAAAAGAAAAGTTTATCGAATTGACATATATGATTTTAGAAAAAAGTTTCCAAAGATTGAAGGAAAAATATTGTCAGTAATAAAAACTGATTTTGTTGGAGAAAGAAGATTTGAACATATTGAGATTGAAACAGTATTGTAAAGGATTTGAATGAAAGAAACAATTTGTATAATATTATGGTTTATCTTTGTGATAGGATTTGGCATATCAGTTATATGGGGGATACTTCATAGGGGTCCAGACAGTAATGTTATAGTGTTAATACCTTGTGTTATATGTCTCATTGGTGCTATACTTTCATCTGCTGGTATAAGTGGAGTTCAAACAGAACATATTTTATAAAGGAAAAAGTGGTATAAATGAACAAACAAAATAAGGATAATATGGTTAAACAAAATTACAGGGAAATGGTGGACACTTTACACCCTGCCGTCTCCGAGAAGGGTCCCGACAAAACCGACAAAACCTTACATTTTAATAAAATGCCATACATCATTGCTGAGATCGGTATTAATCACAATGGATCCTTGGACAAAGCACTAGACTTGATTGATATGGCGTGTCGTTGTGGTGTTGATGCTGTCAAGTTCCAGAAGCGGTCTGTTGATTTGGTTTATAGTAAAGAGTTCCTCGACAGTTCTCGTGAGTCCCCGTTTGGTTCTACCCAGAGGGATCAGAAGTTTGGTCTGGAGTTTGGTTTGGAGGAGTTTGATACGATAGATGAGTATTGTTCTCGTAAGGGTATTGATTGGTTTGCTTCTTGTTGGGATATTAATAGTCTTCATGTTATGTTGGGTCGTTATACTTGGCGTCATAATAAGGTTGCGTCTGCTATGGTGACAAACCTTCCTTTTTGTAAGCAGGTTGCTTCTTATAAGATTCATACTTTTATATCTACTGGTGGTTGCACTTTGGAGGAGGTGGGTGATGTCGTGACTATCTTCCGGGATGCTGGTTGTAGTTTTACTCTTATGCATTGTACTGCTTTGTATCCTTGTCCGACAAAAGACTTGAATCTTTGGATGGTTCAGACTCTTGCGACCAAATTCCCGTTGCCTAACGTAGATTTCGGTTATTCTGGTCATTCCTCTGGTATCATGGATGGTGTGGCTGCAACAGTATTAGGAGCTACAGCTATAGAAAAACATATCACTCTTGATCGTTCCAGTTATGGTTCGGATCAGTCTGCAAGCCTCGAAGAACCGGGTCTCCACAAAATGATAGAATATATTAGGTTTGTTGTTGATGCTTTGGGTGATGGTGTTAAGATTGTTAGTATTGATGAACAAAGTGTGATGGATAAGTTGAGGTATTGGAGATGAACCTTTTAGAAAAAGATTCAGCAAAAAACGATTGGAGTTTAAAGGATAAGGATTGGGCATTTATCGATCAATACAAAAACGATTTAGGTAGATGTTATCCAATAATATATATTGAAACTCTCCGCCAGAAATTGATTGAAGATATGCACAATCTTATAGGCATTGAAGATTCCATCTCGGATATAACAAAGGACTTATTATATCAAAGAATAAATAAAACAATAAATAAGAGGTTCGGAGTAAAATGAACGGTGACTAAATGAAACTTTTAGCTCTTATTCCAGCTCGTGGTGGCTCTGTCCGTATCCCACGTAAAAATATCAAAGAATTGTGTGGCAAACCATTAGTCGTCTGGTCCATCGACTCGGCTCTTGAGTCTAAGCTTATCGACAAAGTGTTGGTTTCTACTGATGACAGTAGCATTGGATCTATTGTTGCTAATAATGGTGCTGATGTGTTGTATCGCCCTAGTGATTTGAGTGATGCTGATGCCAGTTTGCAGCCTGTTATTTTTCATGCTGTGTCTAAGTATCCTATGTTTGATGCTGTGGTTGTTTTGAATCCGACAAGCCCGATTCGTATTCATGGTTTGGTCGACAAATGTATCAGGCGTTTTGTGGCTGATGGTTGTGATGAGTTGGTTACGGGTTTTTATTCGGTTGAAAGGGCGTATCCTCATCCGGATATAGCCAGCCATTTATTGTTGCCTCATTTTGTCTTCAACGGCTCGGTTAGGATTCTAACAAAAGAGTTGGTTCTTTCCGGTAAGCCATTTGGCGACAATATCACTATGTTTGAGACGGGAAACATTTATAACCATGAGGTTGATACTATGGATGATTATGATGATATGGTTGATAGGATCAGGAGGTTGGGGTTGTGACCTATTCTCCTTTTGAGCCTAAGTCTATGCATGCTGCTTTTGGTATTGAATGGAAAAGTGCTTCTGATTATATGGTATCGGCTAATGGACAAAATAATATTGATTTTAGCAGTGGTATTTATTGTGCTGGTTTAGGTCATGATTTCTTAAATCATAAATTAATGGATTATTTGGAAGAATATCCCGCTTTAACACATTCCTGGCAATTTCCGACAGAAATTCGGACAAAATTCCTGAAAAAACTGGTTTCTTTTTTCCCCCGTTACCTGAATAGGGTGGCTCTTTTTTGTGAGGGAAGCATGGCTAACGAGAAAGCCATCCAGCTTGCGGAGGCGTTTACAGCCCGACAATTCTGTCTTCGGAATCCAGCCTCCTTCCACGGCAACACCCATCTCCTTCGTAACCTACCCCACGAAATAAACGGGGTCCCTGCTGCGGTTATCTTGGAGCCTTATATTGGTTTTGCTGCGGAGTTTCATGAGAAGGATTCGTTCAGCAACTATGTCAAGGGTCTTCAGGAGTCGGGTATTGTCGTTATCATGGATGAGATTCAGGCTGGTTTTGGGCGTACTGGTCGTATGTTTGGTTACATGTGGTATGATGTTAAGCCTGACTTGGTTAGTTTTGGTAAGGGTGTGGCTAATGGTATGCCACTTTCAGGAGTTATTGGTCGTAAGGATATTATGGAGTGTTTAGATGGACGTGAATATATATGTAATACCCATAGTGGCAATCCTGTGTGTTGTGCTGCTGGACTTGCTACTTTGGAAGAGCTTCAAAAGCTGGATTTGCCAGTTATTAGAAAGAGTGGACGGACAATTAGCAAAAGATGTAATGAAATTACAGAAAGATATGATTGTGTTTCGGGTTCTGCTGGACGTGGTTATGTTCACGCTATTCATTTCACTGATGAAGATAGCTGCAAACATGTAACTCGTTCTTGTCTGAAGCATGGTTTGATGCTTGTGAACAATATCAGTAGGAGTACGTTGAAGATTTGTCCTCCGTTGATTACTCCGTTGAATGTGGTCATGGATGGACTTGATATAATAGAAGAGGTGTTAAAGAGTGAAAATAAAAGGAATTAGGCATGTTGGTATACATGTGGATAATAAGAATTTTTCAAAGATGAAATCTAATTACAAAGCATTAGGTGGAACCATAATTTCTGATAATTGTTATGATGGACGACCTTATGTTGGTTATGGTGATATTCATACTTGTAAGATTCAATTTGATGATGGCTCGATTTTGGAACTTACAACTGATGTGAATCATATTGCTTATAATGTGACTGGTTGGGGTTCTGAAATTTCTTGGGATAAAGATAGATGTGGTAATGAAATGGAGCTAGTGAAATGCAAAAAGAAATAGAATCTTGGGTGAATGGCAGTTGGGTTCCTAACAGCAAGGTAGGTTGCAGTCTATATTCATCTCATTATATGCTTGGGATTGCTGCTTTTGATGCACTTCGTACTTACAATCATAAGATTTTTAGGTGTGATGAACATATAGATAGGTTTCTGCAATCCATTAAGAGTATGGGTATGGAGACAAACTTTCCTAGTGAATATATTAAAAGAGTTCTTGTAGAAGTTATGGAACACAATCAAAAATTCTTTGACGGTGATGAATACCGTTTCATGATTTATTATCAACCTGGCAGTTTCAAGATCTATAAGGATATTGTGCCGTCTGAGCCTGTGTTGACAATCAATGTCACACCTTGCAGTAGGTATGCTCCGTTTGTCTACCCATACTTAGAAGACGGTATCACTACCCAGATATCTTCCATCCCTCAGATTCCTACCCGTTTCCTGGATCCTCAGATTAAGAACGTCAGCCGTCTTCATTACTGGCTTGCTTGTCAGGAATGTGGTGAGAATGAGGCTATCCTTCTGGATGAGCATGGTCATCTGGCTGAGGGAAGCGGTTACAACCTTGGTTTCTTTAAAGGTAATCGTCTTCATGTTCCTCATGGTGATAATCATCTTCAGGGTGTCACTATTGCGTCTTGTTGGAATCTTTGGCAATCTGGCTATAAGGGCATGTATAGTCCTTATGATTTGATTAGTGCTGATAGTATTATTTTGTCTTCTACTTTTCGTGGTATTATTCCGTCTTATCGTTTGGTTTGGCGTGGTCGTGAGTATGTGTTGCCTAATGTTGATGATTGTGCTAACAAACTTATGGATAAGTTTAGTCAGCATGTTGGTTTGGATGTTAAGGAGCAGTGGAAAGAATGGATGAAAAAGAAATAAAAAAGTTTAGAAAAGCTGTGAAAGAGTTTTGGACTGAGAAAATGTCATATCGTATAGATAGTGGGGAACTTGATAAATCTATAAACAATTTTTTAAATGGTGATATATTTGAGTTTAATTGGCATATTGAATTTTTACCTAATGATGTAATATTTATGCGTTCTCTGTTAGAAATAGAAACACCTTCAATTATAATTGACAAGATACATAAAAAATGGGATATAGAATGAACTGTTTCAACGGGTTAAGCACTATAAACATCGAGTTGACAAGCAAATGTCAGAAAGACTGTCCTATGTGTGGTAGGCGTAAGATGGAACGTGAACATCCTGAGCTATGCAGATGGGGTAATATGAGTTGGGATATCGTCCTTAAGCTAGCCGACCAGATACCAGAAGACGTTGTCCTTCAGTTTCATAACAACGGTGAACCATTGATTTATCCTTATCTTAATCATGTGTTGAAAAAGTTCCCTAATAATATCAAGTCTTTCAATACTAACGGTATTTTGCTGTTGGATCGTAGTCATGAGTTTGTTGGTCTTGTGGATACTGTGGTTGTGTCTGTGATTGAGGATGATGATGAGCAGTATGAGACGGTTAAAAAGTTTATTGAGGTTAAGGGAAATGAGAAGCCGTTTATGATTTACCGTCTTCTGGGAGACGAACCGAGTCCTGCTAAGTGGAGTGCGTTGCCTGGTTTGGTTTGCAAACGGATTCTTCATAGTCCAGATGGTAGTTTCGGTTACGAACGTCCAGTTACGGTTCCGGAGATAGGCATCTGTCTTGATCTCCTTCATCATCTGTCGATAGATAGATACGGTAACGTCTTTCCTTGTGTCCGTTTTGATCCTTATCAGTATAATCTTTTGGGTAATGTTAATGATGAGTCTTTGATTGATATCTGGAATAGTGTGAAAAGGAAGAGTATGATTAGTGAGCATGTTAAGGGTAATCGTGCCTGTAGTGAGTTGTGTCGACAATGTGAGTTCTGGGGGATACCTCGTGGTGTTTGAAGCTCGTGGTTTCTTGGTAGACAAATTCAAGTTGTTTTCATTGTTGTTCCATAAGGCGTTTGACAAGATAGTTGATCCAGATGTGGGTTTGTATGTAAATCTTGGTAGTGGTCTTGTCTATCGGAAGGGTTGGAAGAACCTGGATTTTGTTTCTCGTTGGTATGGTAGTCGTTGGTTGCGTAGGTTGGTGTTGGATTATAATCATGACTTAAGTTCATATAGAATGTTACCTTTTGGAAGTAATTGTGTTGATGGTTTTTATTGCCGGATGGTTTTTGAACATCTTGAGGATGAAATGGTTCGTACAGTAATGTGTGAAGTACATCGCTGTCTTAAAGTTGGTGGCACGTTTGAAATTATCGTGCCACATCCTGATATTGATGTCTCACAATACACAGGTGACAAATACGATCCAAATGTTTGTGGTCATCATATTAATACTTTTACCCCTGATAAAATGTTATCTATGTTGTCATCTTTTGGTTTTGAGATAGAGGATTATGATAGCACTTATCATGGTAATTTGAATGCTCAATACTTCAGGGTGAGAAAATGAATGATATAATATTTATCACAGCACCGATACATCTTCATCGGTTGATACAATTTCTTGAAGAATACCCATCAGACAAGTTTACTCTTATCTGTCCATCTGAACTGGCTCCTTTCTGTCGTAAATATACCGACTGTCGGGTGATTGTTCCTTGGATGCATCCTAATCTGTTTACAACAAAGAACTTGTTAAGCCTTCCACTTAACATAGTACGTCTGTATCGTAACTGGCATCATTATTTTGCTGGTGTTAGAAAGAAGAATATTCATGTGTTCTTTACTGGTTGGGCTGTCAGCTATATGTATTTTATCAAGAAGTTGCATAAACATAATATTGTGACCTTATGGCTTCCTTATGACAATTTTGCTAAGGTTCCTGATTACTTTCCCGAACAAAAGGATTTGGTGTCGGCGTCTATGCGTTGGTTCGCAAGAATATTTCTGCGTCTTAATACAAAGGTCATGGATAAGTCGGTTCCTGCTTATGAGATGAACCGTGACCGTTATTATCAAAAGTTGTTTGATCCTGATAAGATTAAAGTATGGGGGAAGTTTTCTAAGGAACATAAACTTGTTAAGGATATGGATTGTTTGTTCCTTTCTGAAAATGTGACTACTGAGGGTGCTGATCTGGCGTCTGTTAATAGTCTTTCTACTATGCTTAAATGGGAACTTGATAAAAAGTTTGGTGATAGATGGTGTCTTAAAGGTCATCCTCGTGAGCATGATACTTATGGCGAGTTTAAGAATGCTACAAACACTCTTTCACCATATATTATAGCTGAAGTTTTATATGGTCATCCCTGGAAGATTATCATGTCTTATTATAGTGAGGCTTTGATTTCTGCTTCTAAGTTGACTGATGCTAAGGTTGTTTCTTTGGTTAATTTGTTTGATTGGGGTAATAAGACGTTGTTGTCTTATTGGCGTAAGCGTATGAAGGAATATGGTGTGTTGTGTCCTAAGAATTGGAAGGAGTTGACGGAGCTTTTGAAATGAGAGGTTTTTTTGTTTTTTTATTTAAATCAGGCAATATATTTATTATACGTGAGAGAAAACATGAAAGTATTATTAAAAAGTTAAATCTGGATTGGGATGATGATAATATAAAATGGTTACGTGGTGGCATTCATTATTTAAGAGACCCACAAGATTTAAATAAAAAATTTTGGGTGTTTAAGCCTTTTAATCCTCCTTGGTGGTATCTTCGTAATAAAAGTTGGTATGATAATATTGTATTGGATGAGTTTGATAAGAAATATTTACAGAAAGCGAAAAAACTTGGTTTTGGGAAAGTGATGATGTGAGATCATTAATAGTGTATCCTAATAATCCTATGCAGTTCAGTCTTCCACATTCTATAGCCCAACTCAGTTCATGTGCCAAGTTAGCAAGTGACACGGTAGAGATATTTGATACTACATTTTTTAAAACTACAGACAAAATTGACGATTCAAAACGGGTTGAAATAGGTGGCGTCAAACCATTCAAGCTCCCTGAGTTCGAAAAAGAGGATGTATTCACAGCATTCAAAAGAAAGGTAGATGAGTTCAGACCGGATCGTATACTGCTCTCAGTTGTGGATAATACAAAAGAATTAGGTGAACAATTAATTACAAAATTAAAAAAGAATATAAATATATATACTGTCGTTGGTGGAGTATCAGTTATTCTCAATCCTGAAGAGTTTGAAAAGAAAAAAATATACAACAAAGTTTTTACTGGTACAGCTATGGATTTTTATTTCCCACGATACCTGTTCAATGAACGTATGGCTTTTGATGATTGGACTATCTTTCCTGAAGACCGTATGTATAGACCGATGGATGGTAAATATTATAAGACACTACCTTTTATCACCGAGTACGGGTGTCCTTATAGTTGTGGTTTCTGTTGTGCACCACAACTGAGGAAATGTATGGGTTACAAAAAAAAACCTATCGAGTTCATCAAAGCTGAGTTGGAATATCAGATAAAGCTACATCAACCTGAGTTTATCTATTTTAGTAGTGAAACATTTCTTACAGGAAACTTTAAAGAATTTTATGATATCTATATAAAATATAAGATACCGTTCTGGTGTCAGACACATGTTAACACGCTGAATGAGGAACGTGTTAAGATGCTTAAGAAGATGGGTTGTCATCGTGTCGCTATCGGTATTGAGTGTGGTGATCCTCATTACCGTAAGCATATGATAGGTAAAACCTTTTCTAATAAGCATGCTGTCGAAGTGTTCAACTTGTTGTATAATTATGGTATTGGTGCGTCTGCAAATAATATTATAGGGTTGCCGATGGAGACACCATCTATGATTGCTGATACTATTGCGTTGAATCGTGAGCTTTATGCTGTTCATCCTGATATGCAGATTAATTGTTATATCTATCAGCCTTATTATGGGACTGCTCTCAGGGATTTTTGTGTTGAGAAGGGTATCTTGTTGGGTGAGCCAGATACTGTCATGGGAATGCCTGTCATCGGGAATCCTTATATACCTAACGAGGATATAGTTACGCTTAGAGATGAGTTTGTAAAAATGGTGAAGTCATGATTATTAGAAACATCTTAAGACGGGTTGCTGAACGGTTCTATCCTTTGGCTGTCGCCCGTCCGTTCACAAAGTATATTATGAATCTTAACCGTAAGGGTTTGTTGGGTGTTGAGATAGGTGTGCAGCGTGGAAGGAACGCTTATAATATGCTACGACTACTGGATATGCGTATGTTATGGTTGGTTGATCCTTATATATGGTATAAAGGTTCAACGGAATCAAAATCAGATAGTCCTCGTATATGGTATAATATTGCAAAAAGGAAACTTCGACATCATCATTGTAAATTTCTTATATATCATTCAAACGTAGTAAATCATTATTTTAGAGATGATACTCTTGACTTTGTTTACATAGACGGCAACCATAATTATGGATATGTTAAAGAAGACATTGAATTATACTATCCTAAACTTAAGGTGGGTGGTATCCTTGGTGGTCACGACTACACAGCCAGTTTTCCTGGTGTTGCTCGTGCTGTTCATGAGTTTGCAGATAAGAAGGGGTTGAAGATTTATGGTCATGGTATTGACTGGTGGGTGGTGAAAGAATGAGCTTTTTAATTAAAAAGTTCACAAAAAATGTGGTGGTATAATGGGATGGAAAGTGAATAAAAGCATTGAAAAAGTACGTGCTGCCAAATATTATCAAGAACATAGAGAAGAAATAAAAGCACAAAAAGCTAAATATTATGCTGAACATAGAGAAGAAATAAAAGCACAAAAAGCTAAATATTATCAAGAACATAAAGAAGGACGAAAAGCATATGATGCTAAACATAATGCTAAATGGCGTGGTAAAATGTATTTAGCTATGATTCCTATTGATATTTTTCCTGATAATATTCCTGTAGTGGCACATCATTATAATAAATTATTTGTTTTTCCTGTTCCTCTTGTAACACATATAACAAAACATGGTACTTGTAATGATTGGATTAAACAAAACTTATTTCCTGATATTGATGAGGTGTTATCACCATGAAGCGTTTTCTTGCTCGGATGGTAAACCGATTGGAACGGTTGGAAAAGAATGATAACATTCCAATGACTTTAGAATATAACAGTGTATTTATATTAGGTACTGGTCCATCAATTAACAAAATTACAGAAAAAGAAGGTCGTAGGTTATCACAACAGATGAAGATTGGTGTTAATGGTATATATAATAGATATAAATGTGATGTGTATTGTTGTGCTGATAAAGTATATATTGAACGACATTATAATGAAATGTTTAAACATAAATGTTGGTTTTTATTTGAATCAGCTAAAACATGGTATAAAAAACAGCCTTGGAATAGAAAAGATTGGCATACATATACACATAAAGGTAATTGTGTTGACTGGGATAATATAACTTTTAATATAGACAGAGGTTGTTATTCTGGTAATACGGTTATCATAGAGGCGATCCAAGTAGCAATATCACTAAAATGTAGACATATATATCTGCTCGGAGTAGACTTGGATTATACAAAAGATTCTTATTTTTATGGGGATGATAATCCTAATCCTAAATATCCTGAAGGAAGGGAAGATATTAAACCGCTTGTTGATGCATTTGCTGTTGTAAAAAGAGAATGTGATAAATATGGTATCGAGATAGTCAACCTTAATCCAGACAGTAAGCTTAATGTCTTTCCTAAGATGTCTTTAAAGGAGGTGTTTAAGTGGCGTTGGTGATGGCTGGTCCTTGTGTTGTCGAGAACTATGGCACACTGTTGGAGATTGCTCATGTTGTGAAGGATGCTGGTGCTCAGTATCTGCGTGGTGGTGCTTATAAGCCTAGGACAAGTTGCCATAGTTTTCAGGGACTTGAGGAGAAGGGATTGGGTTATCTTCGTAGGGCTGCTGATGAAGTCGGGTTGAAAGTGGTGACTGAAGTTATGAGTGAAAAAGATGTTGGTGTTGTTTCTTTATATACTGATATGATTCAGATAGGCTCCCGTAATATGATGAATTATAGTTTGCTGAAAGAAATATCACCAATTAAGATTCCTATATTATTTAAACGTGGTTTTATGTCGACAATTGACGAATGGATAAATGCATCTCAATATCTTGATAGCAACAAGATTTATTTTTGTGAACGTGGCATCCGCACCTTCGACCATACATTTCGTTTCAACTTTGACATCAATGCTGTTGCATATATGAAGAGTTTAGGTTACAAAATTATTGCTGATACAAGTCATGGAACAGGTAATAGGGATTTGGTTGTTCCTGTTGCCAAGGCTGCTTTGGCTGCTGGTGCTGACGGGTTGATGATTGAGGTTCATACCAATCCTGATGAGGCGTTATCTGATGGAGACCAGAGTCTTAATCCAGAACAGTTCCGACAGCTTATGGAGGATATAAAGTGACATATTATAAAGCATATGGATACGAAGGAAAGCTGTTGACGTATTGTAAATCTTGTTTCTATAAAAAATGGGGTTATCTGGGTAGAGAATATTGTGAACAATGGAAAGTGGTAGTTAAATGAAGAAAGAACTTGAAGAGGTGCATGGCATAGCTATGTTTCTTGTTGATAAGATAGAAAAACTAATCCAGATGGAGATGAAAGAATGAAGGAATCAGAAAAAATAGCATATGAATATTTATCTTCTATTGGATGGGATGTGTGTTTAGGTTATTCAAAAAATCCGTTTGAAAGTGGTTATGAATGTGGGATTCCTGATTTTAGAAATTATAATAAAAAACAATATGCTGAAATTAAAACACCTATTACTGGTCCAGCTCCTCATCAATTAGAAAAAATGAGAGAGTTATTTATTGATAAAAACCAAATATATTTATGTTATGTATTAAGAGACGGATATACACTTGATTACAAAAATTCTGATTTATTTATTTTTAGATTAGAAAGGATTGTTAAGAAAAAAGATGAGGTGTTTCAATGATTATAAAAGCAGTAATACCCATAAAAATCCAAAGCAAGCGACTACCTAAGAAGAACCTATTGAAGATAAACGACAAGCCACTTGTAGAATGGGCTATCAGTGCACTGGATGGAGTGAAAGGATGTGAAGAGACCATAGTGTACTGTAGTTACAGCTACCTGATAGACAAGTACATCACGAGTCCACATAAAACAATCAAAAGATGCACATGTCTAGACACACCAGACAGTAACTTCCATTCAATTATGAAATATCTGACTGAGGTGGATGAACAACATGCAGATGTATGGATATGGCATCATGCCACATCACCATTCATCACAACAGAGACGATACAGGACATGCTAGATAAGGTGATGGATCCGAAAACACCTTATGATTCTGCGTTTGCCGTCTATAAGCTACCTAAGTTTGCTTGGTATATGGGACACCCACTTAACTTTACTCCCAGTGATATCGGTTTCACACAGACAGTCGAGCCTATCTATATCGAGACAAGTGGTCCTTGGATATTCAGCGAGAAACATTTCAAGGAGACAGGTAAACGTGTGACTAAGCAGCCGTATATGAAGGTTGTTTCCTTTGAGGAGGGTATTGATATTGATACCCGTGTTGAGTTTGAGCTGGCTAGGAAAATCAAGGAGGCTGAATAATTGGTCGAGGTAGTTTGTTCTAATTGTGGATCAGAAAGATATATAAGACAGAGCCTGTATGAAAAAAGTGTGACAGGAATATTCTTCTGTGATATGGCTTGTAAAACAGCATGGCGGAAAAAGAACCCACCATATTTTGAGCAGAAAGGATATACATCTAACAGTCTGGAGAAGATAAAGCTCCTTGCAAAACTTAATAAAGAGTTAAAGAATGGAGGTAGTAAAAACGAAATACGAGAAAAGTATCACCGTGAATTTGGGCAACTATGAAAGTTTGAAAGTCGGTGTGTCAGATGCACCGAGCTATAATGAGTGTGACAAGGCGATAAATGAACATCTGAATAATCTTGGTATTGAAGTTACCAATGGAATAAAGAGGTCATTAAAATGGAATGGGAAGAAGTAAAAAGCAGTATGAAATACGTAGTATTTGATGAATACAAAGCAGAAAAAGATCAGGCACAACAGTTCTTGATGAAGAAAGATCAGAAACTATTTTGTATAGTAGGACTAATAAACGACAGCCAGTTCCTACCTGGAAAGAAATACATCATGCTGGAACTGACAGACGAAAAAGGAAAACTACTGGAGGAACAGGTAAGCATAACACCACCTACATATCTGGAGCTTATGCTAGGATTGAATCCAGATCATGAACAGAAACGTAAGGTAGAGACAGGAGACCGACTGATGATACAGTATCTAGGACGGATAGAAGCAAAAGAAGGAAAGCCATACAGCTTCAAGATTGCTTACGGAAAAAAATAATATCCCCCGAAGGTAGTGAGGGGATGTGTAAAAAAGTTAATAAACCGTCAGGACGGTATGTGATATGGTTTGACCATGAGACAGGAGAATGCTACAGTACAAACAGCTACTTCTGGTATCATTTCTTTACAGATTGAGGATTAAATGACTAAACTACAGGATGACCTTGTGAAGGAACAGCATGAAAAAGGGATGCGAGATCTTACAGAATATTATGACAAACGCCCGAAATCCTTCCAGGAACTTTTTGAACGGCTCGGCAAGTGGCTGTTCCTTCCAAGGACAGATTATATAGAAGTAATCCTCGCTACAGTCATCAGCAACCAGTATAAGGAAGGCAGCCCGTTGTTCACATTTATCATGTCGCCAAGTGGTGATGCAAAGTCAACTATTGTCAAGGCTCTTGAGGGACTGGATGGATATAAAGTCAAACGTCTCGATAGGATAACGAAGAACACTTTTGCTACAGGTATGACTGTACGTAAAAAAGGAGGAAAGGTAGAAAAACTTCCTGATCTTGGAGACCAGCTTAAAGATACCTCGACAATCCTTTTGATTCCTGACCTTGCGTGTATGACAAGCCTTCGCAGTGAGGATAAGAAAGAGATATGGGGTACATTCCGCACTCTGTATGATGGTGATATCACTAAGGATACAGGTAGTGGTGTCCATACAATGTATAGTAATTGCCATGTCACTATTGTTGCATGCAGCACTACTGCTTTAAAGAGTGAGGTGTTGATTCATCAGCATCTAGGCAGTCGTGAGCTTATATATGAGACACCGACAAACAAGAAACATAATAAGAGGAAGATGCAGATGTCTCGTAAGAATTTTAAGAGGCGTGCTGAGATGAATAAGGATATCAGGTATCTTATCCAATCTTTTCTTTCTGGCAAAAAGTTCAACGATGACTATGATATACCTGACCATATCTTCAGTAAGATAGAGGATGCTTCTGAAAAGTTGTCTATCCTTCGTGCTCATGCTCCTGCTGATTACCGCAGTCAGTATAAGGAGTTGATTGAGGATGTCTCTCCTGAGGTTCCTGTACGGTTATGTGAACAGTTGCAGCTTATGTATTATAGTCTTCATAGTCTGGATCCTGATTATCCAGATAAAAACTTCCTGCGTATCATGGAACGCATGGTATACAGCAGTAGTAATGCGATACGATATAAGATTTATAACTATTTTGAGCAACATCAAAAAGATTATTACACCGTTGGTGACTTACATGTTACCTTTAAAGTAGGAAGAAAACCCATATCTGGTGAGTGTGAGGCACTTGTTAACATTGGTGTGCTTGATAAGGATGTACGTGAAGAAAATGTGTTCGGAAGGATAGTTGACACCTCATATTATAGGTGGCATGAACCAAGAATTGAGCAAAAAAGAGTGGATAGTTAAAATTTTTGAAAAAAAAAATATTTTTTAGAGAGTCTATTTGGTGAGTTCTTTGCCTGTGAAAACACGAAGAACTAAGTTGACCAAAAGTATTATTGCAGCTTGCTCTTCTGGCTTCATTATAAAACCATTATAGCTCTGCCATATCAAAGATATGATGAATAGTATATCTATCCATATTGTCTTAGATAAATACCATGGTTTACTTCCGTTATCTGGCATAGTTCACCTCCTTTTTTTCTTTATAAACCCATTAATCCAAGGATTTTATACAGACCGAATATAACGACAAGACCAAGTATCCACGTACTTAGATCGCCGAGTGTTTTTGTTTCCATATTTCACCTCCTTTCCAATGCTAATACATTTGTTGTTTATATAGTTTTGTGTCAAAACCAGAACGATTTAACCGCTAATGCTGCGACAATCGTAGTCAGCACAACTAATGTGCCTTTGTTGAAGTAAATCGTCCTGATATGTTGTTCACAAGGAAGATTATCAAGCCTTTTGATGGCATAGATAACCAAATCTTTAATCGGATAATCATTATTACCGTTTTCTTTCTTAAAATCTTCAACCGCTTTCCTTATTCTATCCATTATGTTTTCTCCTGAACTATATACCAAGTATCCCCATCACCTTTACTCATAACAGTAACACTATCATATTGATCTGAAAGTCTATATGTCGTGCTACCATCAATCGTGTCACCACCAGTCCCATCAAGAGTTACCCAATGGCCAGTTGGTGCATCTTCATCTATCTTTTTAACTGTTATTGCAGTCTTCATTCCTTGAAATGCATGAAATGCTGGTAAAGTTATTGTAATAGAAGCACCTGACGCATCAGCTATTATTGTTTCACCCATTACAGCAGTATGATCACCAGTAATACTAGAACACAAATCAGAAACAATAGTGTTACGTTCAGCATCTATTATAAAATTACCACTACTCCAAGGTATGCTGCCAAGATGCACACCACCAGCAGGAGCACAACCAATATTATTATCGCCAATATAACTGTTTCTTATATCGTCAAACATCATACAAACACCTGTCTGGACACCAGTACCAATAATATTATTATTAGCAACTGTCCACCAATTTCCATCATCAGCCGTTTGTTTTATGAATGTACAATTACTTTGAGGACCTTGAACACGATAGACATTATCAGTAACACTAAGATGATCTGTACCATTAGCATAAATAGTTGTATTATTATCACCATTGATATTAAAATTATTATTTGATATACATCCACCTATCACTTCCCAAATAGCGATATCGGTAGTTGAAGACTCTTCATTTACAAAAGCATTATTGCTGATATTTGCATATGTTGAGTCAATATCTAAACCACAATCATTATATCCACCTATTCCACAATTTGTTATTCGTAATTCACCTGTATCTCTAGTGTATATAGCAGTATCACAATTTGTAAAAAAGCAATTAATAATACCTATATATTGTCCATAAGTTATTTCTATACAATAAGTAGCATCATTACTACCTGAACCACTAAGTTGACAATGATCTATAACAGAACGACTAGGTTCCCCTGTAGAACCAGAAGCTCCTAACAGGCGTATTGGATATTCTCCATAAATATAACAATCTCTTATTGAAGAAAATTTTCCGCCATGTTTAAGTGTTATCATATTATACACTGCTCTGGTTCCAACATTTCTTGTTCTAAGATTATAAATATCGGCACTCACAGATCTATAAAAACTAGCGAAAATCTCATTGGTGTTTGTTTGATCTCCGTCCACCTGGCAGTTTCTTATACCACAACCCATTAGACTTGAAGAATCAGCATGAAAAGTAGCATTATGCCAGTAAAACACGCTGCAGTTAGATGAAGAGATATCGAACGTGGCGTTACTACCATCAATATATACCTGTTGATCTGTAAAAGTAACAGTAGAACCACCTGTACCTGTTCCAAAAGTATATGTTGTATCACCAGCGAAACCTATAGTAGCCTCTGCATCAATATCAGCAGCGACAGCATTCAAAACAGTCTCAACTTTTGCAGCAGAACTCACCTCACTTCTGGTATTACATTTATGTGCATAATAGGTAGAACCATCCTTATATACATAATAATCAAAACCAGGAGTCCTGGTCTGTATATAAGTAGTCATAGTATTATATTCAGCTGCTGGTAGAGTATCAACACCATCTACCTTGGTATCCGTCCATGCCATATTATCAACTCCAACTTTTTATTTTTAAAACTCATGTATAAAATCCAAAGGAAAAGCATAAGGAAAACTAGCTGTCGTAGCCGAGGCATGCTCCCCGAAAGCCAATACCTCAGTATGCATATGCGTATAGTTAGTGGACGCTGGAGGAGGCACTATAGCACCAGCGACCTTCTCCATAGACAACGTCCAACCATACATCCCAGGATATCCTCCTGCTTCTCCATAATCAAACGATTTAATCTGATATTTAACATTATATGTATTATCTTGAAGGCGTCCTACCTGAACAGGATAGCCTCCCTGAACTATTTTTTCCATGTTAGATAGTCTAACAATAGCTCTCTCCGAGGTAGCATCTGAATCAAATACTTCCCTACCGGAAAAATATATCTCCTCAGAACTCTTCCCACGGTCTATAACTGTAGTGCTCGACCAGAAATACAGACGGGATAACTGTTTCGATTTTTTGTATTCTATGATTTCCGGGTAGGAAAGCCATGCCGTCCCACTGCTTGTCGTCATGCTAATATAGTTTACAGCCATCAGTATTTCTCCAATATCATATTCCAGCTATATACAGTCGGTGAAGACGATTGTCTCCTGAAAGAAAAATCTTGGATAAGCCAGTCACCATCATATATTGATGACAAGTCATCTATAGTCACCGGGTTCTCATAATCAAGAATGTTAAGGATGTTATCCATCCGTGTATCCCCTTCTGATCCTGATTCTACACCACTCATAGTTATAGTATCGTTCGTAAGGTTGATGTCATATACCTCTCTGCTTCCATCCCAAAAGTTCTGCATCCCGACATCACGTGAATGATTCCTAGAGATACTTATAGGCTTATTCAAGTAGTATGTACTTGTAGATGGGATATGGTTGACTTTTGCGTAACATTGAGTGGTCCGTATCTGTGGACTCACAGGCTCAGAATAATATACAACAGCATATATCTGTGTTATCGCTGCTCTACGGTCTCCTGCAGCACCAGTCACAGAATTTTTTGATACAAAACCTATCTGCATACTGTCGATAGCATCCCAAGTCCAAGCACTACTGTCACTTGGCTGGCTTGCCCAATTATAACTATGTGTCTGCCAATTATTTAATTCACAACGAATATAGTCACCATAATGTGAACCTGTGCTACATATATTTATGATAGGAGCCACATCAAACTCTCTAGTGCCTGAGTAAGCCAATCTTGCTATCCTATAAAATATACTGACACTATTGATTGTACCTGTCTCAGTGGTATGATCTGGTATGTTATATGAATCCCCTATGGTTCCTGTACTACTATAATAAACATAACCATGACCACCATTTTCATCATCAGGAGTTTCTTCATCCACATATGTATAATTTGAACCACCGAATAATTTATAATGGCGTTGCATATCACCAGCAGCATTCGGTCTTAGTATTAATGTCCTTCCGTCTCCATCTGTCAAAGGACTGCTGCACATGACACCTATCTGAAGAGCATCAATATCAGCCCAAGTCCAATCCCCTGAATCATAAGGTCGAGTTGTCCACAAGTTGCTATATGTAGTATAATCGGTTGTTAAATTAAAACTATCTGAATAATATTGTGTCTCGTTACAATCAACGATTGCTTTATATACTGCGTCACTACTAGCAGGATAAATATTGGATTTGCCACGCAGATACACCTGAACATTATTGATAGTGCCAGATTCAGTACTATGATCTGGTAATATATATCTATCGGATACTACAGAAGTATTAGTGGTATAGACATAAGTGTTTGTGTCAGGCAGGCTTTTTTCTTCATCAATAGCCTTATAGTTAGAGCCTGTGTCACCCACCATAGTCAACGCTATATCTGCCGTATCCCCATATGGATAAAGAAACAAGTTCTTTGAGGACGGAGTGAAAGTTAAACTAAAACTTGCAGCAGACATTATAACACGAAAGGTATAGTTATCTTAAAATCTTCAGTAGTCGCCCAGTTCCAATGAGACAAGTCAGCAGTAACATCAGAACTATCAGCACCACTTACACCAACATCCCATTCGACCTTGACGACTATACGTTCATTTTCACCAAGCTCTTTAGGCTCATCAACATCAATCCAGAAAGGAAACACACGTTCAAACTCGACACCACCAGTAGTCGGATAGCTGGCAGATATATTTATCACACCTGTAGTGGCCAATTCCATCTCAGTGGTATCAGTATGCATCTTCCATATGCTGACACGATAATCACTGACTTGAGAAGTAACAACACTATGAACAGCATGTGTCGCACTTGCAAAAGTCAAGTGTCCTTCGACAACTCCCTCTATCCAGTATTTCTGTTTTATCCGGTGAGGATAGAAAAACTTTGTTCCACTTGAACTCCAGGGAGTCTTAGAGGCACAACTGCAAGCGTCCGAAAGATAATCCTTGACCAGATGAGTTTCATGGTCGGTGAGAGAACCGAAAGCAGATGACCAATCGTCTGTCCGGATTCCATAGAAGGTCTCATAGTAACGTGTGTCACTCGTCATTTTTATCTCATCCCATATTTACTTGTATCCGTAGATAAAATATTGTTCTTGACAGCAAGGGCTATCTGGCTACCGAGATCCTCGATATCCGTATAGTTCCTTATCTCAGAAATATTGATGTTTATGGTAGCGTTCATGCGTCCTCCACCACCAACACCTCTAGGACTACCAGCAGGAACTATCTTTTCTCCCTTATGGACGATAGCTGGACCTGTACGAGGGACATAATGGGTTCCTCTTTGAAATCCCCAACCCTCATACATCTTACGTCTTCTCCAATATGAAGGTGTCCGTGCTGTAGAAATAGTTCCTGCTCCACCAGAGGAACTTGTATATGTCATAGCATTAATTTTATCTAAAAAATCCTGAACTTCCCCCATAATCTTTGACATGTCATAACCAGCAAGCTTAAATGCAGCTACGGCTCGTGGACTTAACATTATACTTGTAATCAAATCCATTTTTGCCTGCACTATCTTACCTATATTATTCATGGTGATGTCCCACCATTCTTCACGTGTATTTAAAGCTATTTTTTCATCATCAATAAACTGTTGTAAATCAAACAGTTGTTGGTCATATGTATATTTTAAACGAGATACTTCTTCTTGACGTTTAGCAAGTGTCTTATCGATTATATTCATTTCGTCTTCAGCAGCAATACGACTTTCCAAAGAAGAAATCCTTAACATCTTCATACGTTGCTGTTCATTACGGGTAAGACCACGCCTTCGTCTCATACCTCTAAGTTGAAGTTTCATTATTTCAAGACTATTTTCTTTCTGTAAATCATTATAGTCTCGCATATTTGTTATAGCTTCATGAAGTCTTTTGTTGTTTGTAGCCCAACCTTGATTGACACCTTCTAACCCATATTTTATGTCATATTGGACACCAGCAAGATCTTTTTCAGCTTCAAGAGTCTTTAATTTAAAACCAAGAGTTCCTGCGTAATCTGCTCCGAATGCTTCTTCTATTGTCTTTCCTTGAAAACCGAATTGAATAGGTTTTTCAAGTTCATCTTTCAACCGTTTAAAATCACGTTGTAATAATAATAAATCATCTTCAAGTTTAGCCAGCTCATTATCATATTCAGATACAGCACCAGTGATTGCTTCAAAATGAGGACGTAAAGCTACCTGTGTTTCTTCCAATGTTGCAGTTTCTGTATTCAACTCGTCTAAAGTAATATTTAAATCACTGACAGTTTTTGCCCATTCTTTCCATTCTTCACTCTGAAATTCTGTGGCACTTCTACCAACAAGATTTAAACCGTATATATCTTTATACTCTGGTTCCATGGCTAGTAATGCTTTGCGTTCTTCTGTCTTCTTCCAGAGGTCTTCACCTATCTCACCTGCTCTTATAGAATTATTGATGTATTCTGTTACTTTAGCTATGTCTGCATTGTCAACTGTTATCGTCTGAAATGCAGCAGAAGCACCACCCTCTATCAATCTAAGATGTTCTTCAAGTTTGGATAATGCAGCATCAGCATCACCACCAGATAGAAGAGTACCCCACCAGACTTGAGATTTTTTCCACCAGATATCAAACTCGTTCCATGTCTCACCTATCTGTCTCTCAAGATATTCCATCTGCTGTGTGAGCACATTCATAGCGAACTGTGCTGTATTCATCATCTTTTCCATAGCAGTGTTGGTTGCACCTACAGCACCTTCAACAAGCTGTAAGTCAGTAGCAAAACCTTCAAGTCCTTCGTCACCTGCAAGAACCATAGCGACACGAAGGCTACGCATGTTTTGGATAAGATCAGGAATTATTGTTTTTCCAAACTCTTTTGTTTTTGCATTAAGTTCTGCGAACCATCCCTGCAACCCTAATACACGCAAAGCAAGAGCATTCATCTCAATGCCGTATTCACGAGCAGATTCTTTAGCACTCTCTGTTGGGTTAACTATATTCTGGATGACAAGAGCAAGACCACGAGACGTCATATCAAGACGCAAACCATGACGAGTAGCTGTTGATAACGCAGCCATAAGTTCTTCAAATTTAATTCCTGCTTGTGCAGCAATAGGAACTACATATTGCAGTGCAGAAGCAAGCTCTTGAAATTGGAATTTACCACGAATAACTGACTGAAAAAGAATATCCGATATACGGGATGCCTCACCAGCAGCCATACCATAAGAGTTAAGAATTGTCGTAAGGATATCTACAGATTCCCTGACAGTAGAAAGACCAGCTATAGACGCTTTAACAGCATTGTTTAAAAGACCGATAGCATCTTCGGCATTGAAAGCAGCAGAAAGGATATCATAAAGACCTTTAGCCATGTCAGATGTTGCTTGTCCGAAACGGATAGCAAGTTGTTCCACTCCTGCTGTAAGAGAAGGAAGCAAATGCATACCAACATCAGAAAGAATTGTGGATACCTCAGCCATCCTTACTTGAAACTCACGGAACTTGACTGATGTACCTTTTATCCATGCTGATAACTTTGAAAAAGCTGTATAAGCACCAGTCGCAGCGACAGCCATTCCAACAAGACGACCACTAAGAGCATGTGTCCGTTTACCGACAGTACCTATTTGTTTTGCTGCTTGAGCAGCACCAGGAGCACCAACACCAATACTTACCATATTACTAGCAGAAAATGAACTACCACCAGCACTCATACTACCAGGACGTCCTCCTCTTATTCCTGATGTACTAAATCCAGGCATTATAATTCTCCTTTAGCTCTTTTAATCATATCTTTCTGACTCTCTTTTAATTGTTTATGTGGTGTCTTCTTATTTTGTATGGTTGCAAACTCTGATATATCATAGAAATCCCAAGGACTCATATTCAGAATATCTTCTATATTACCCACTTTAAGGAACAGGCTGTAGATAGCCTCATTAAAATTTTCAAGATGTTCTTCGGGATAAATTGTTTTACTTCGTACGAAAGGATGTACCACCCTTTCCCACTCGCCCACTGTTCCACAACTTAGAAAAGAAATCTATGTAATCATCTGGATGCATAGTCTCTATATGTTCAAGAGTGACAGAACTATCAAGTGTTTGAAGAGAAAGAAGAACAATCTTCTCATTGAAGAGTTGACTGTATTCCTCTTCAGGCATCTTTTTATGCTCTGCCATTTGTTTCATTGCTTCCCTATGCAACCGTAAAGTCATACGGGGGATTTCAAATTCTTTTCCTTTGTTCACGAATGGTAGTTTGTATTTCGTTATCTATTTCACAACCTCTCAAAAAAACTTATGAGCCTTATGGTGCTTCAGTACAGGTAATCTGTTTAGCAGTCCAAGGACAACTCTCCATCATCCCCTCATTAGCCTCCGATACATCAATGCTTGAACTATCCCAACGCAAGTCGGTCAAAGTAAGCATCGGAGCACTACTACCTAGATGACCAAGATACACCCTCAGTCCGGTATTTGCTGAATCAATCACGTCTCCAAAGTGGAATGCACCACCTTCATCAAGACTGATGTCACAGCTACCTGTAATATCCCTAGCACACGCTATTGCAGCCTGTTTATCACGATCACCAACTGTCCATACATCCTGTATGTTATGATTCACAGTACAATCAAAACTGCTTGTAACATACGCAAGATCATTACCACTACTATTAGTGACTTTACTTGCTACGTTAAACATACATAGATGATCGCTTTTATCATAAGATGCTGTACTGTATAATGATGTAGTTGTTGATGTAACTATACTTTGTACTGAAAAATCAGCACTGATAGTCCAAGGTTCATCATAACTGCCGCTTATCGTCACTGTTTTACATTTACATCCTGTCATAAGGTAACATGAGTTTGTACCCTCTGAGTTTGCGACAACCTCTATGCTCATGCTTCGTACTGTTCCACCACTACGGTCCACAAGAAAATCACATAATGTATCGTCATGATGCGGACTGTATTCCAGATGGAATGTGTAATCTACAGCTTTCTGTGTAGCGACAGATATATCTATACTGTCTATCCCTCGGTAGTAAGCATTTACGTCACCTGATTCAATCCGTGCTACTTTCACAACAGATGAAACAGACTGAGTAACTACACTAGCTATGTATGGAACGCTTTGTGCACTGAGTGTTCCGTATGTCTGTTCAGCTTTCCAGACTATACTACCTTGGTATGGTCTTCCAATATCTGACCATCCCTTTTTGAATTGCATTATTTTTTTCCTCCATATATTTTTTATTCTTATTTTTGATAATTCAGGGCAAAAACTTCTACTACCCTATGAAAGACAACCGAACCAGAATAATCCTCGATTATCTCTCTTGAACTGTTAAGAACATCCACCCAATAAGTAGATGTTACAGATGTTTTATATGTATCAAGTAATTGGACTATTTTATCAGCTACATCCCGTCCAAAGGAAGTAGCACTTAAATTATCTGTAGCGACATAATAGATATTGAAATCCAGATAAGATTCATCCCGATTTGTATCTCCACTAAGATTCAAAGTATAAGACGGAGCATTGACAAGCGTCATCTCAATGAAAGGCATCTCAGGAAGTTCACCTGTTCGACATTCACCCGGTAGAAACAATGGAACGTAAATCCATTCATCATTGCTGTCCTTAACCGAGACAGTTGAACAGTCGACGCCATCCACTTCCCAATCGAAACCAATGGTTGTCCGTAGATGATGTCTTATATCGCCACTATATTTCGTCATTGTTTTTTTGCCTCTATAAATATACTCCACTCGTTCCTTGATACACCATCTCTTTCATCAACTCTGTCAAAATTAATAGAAGGATCAACCAACGCTGGAAATGCAGATTCTTCTCTTATAGTTTCATGAATATCAATATATCCTATTTTTTTCATTTTTGATTCTAATTGTTTATATGACAATTTTGTTAATATTCTATAACTAACATATTTGTTGATATCCCCGATTTCATCAGATGTCTTTTTATATCTCTCGGGTGCTTTATTAAAATCAATAACAACTAACCTTATCAATGAATTTTTTTTCATACAACGATAACATTCTTCCAATAAATAATCAACTTTTTCTGGAAATAAATAGTAAAGTAAATGAGAAATAAAAAACACTTTAACAGTATTGTCTGCAAATGGTAATATATATTCTTTATTGAGATTCATATGAAAAGTAATATTATTATGTGGTTCCAAATCAATAGTTTCCCATCCAACTCCTAACCAATTTCCCGAACCAATATTAACAAATCTATTATTATAATCAATAGGAAACATTTGTTTCCATAAAGATGTAAATAATAGATAGCTATATCTCTTTCCTTCTGCTTTTGCATATTTATCAATATCAACTGCTGAGTACATTTTTGTTTCTTCAACTACTAAAATATTATTCCCTTGTATCATATTTATGGTCTCCCCATAGAAGCTATCGGCTTTCTAATCAAAGCCATCAACCGCTTATACTCGAAATAGAACCGCTTATCATCCTTAATAAGGATAGGTGAGTTCCTATTGATATCAGCTATCGTAATCCTATCCGGCTGTTTAAGACGCATCATGATATAATGAGCAGCCAAGTATGCAACAGCCTGCTGGAACAAGTCTTCATCATATGATTCATATTTACTATAGTAATCCAGATACAAACCCTCATAATTAGATGGGATAGCAGTTAACCCGTCTGTCTGATACAGTTCTATAGTACCGTTATCAGCATTCGTTATCGCAATATCACATTTAGAGAACGCACCACTTGAATTAATCCACCAGCCGTCAACATCAGTAGCACAACTTGTTACATTACCAGTAACAGAACCATCACCATTAATATCAGCGATAGGAAAACTTTTTGTCTGGAAATAGACATTACTTCCATCTACAAGAATGCCAGTGTTGACATTAGGTTGTGGAGCTTCTTTATAATGATGAAGATAAACCTCCTTAAGAGCACGTTTGTAACTCATCCAGCAGATGTTCTCCAGATCATTATCAGATATAGTCTTCTCGTCACCTATACCAGTAATCTGACGGACCTCCTTAGCGACATCCCAAGGCATAACAAAAAACTCATCCTTAAACGTAGCAACAGTAGCAGAACTACTTTCACCAGCAGTCTTAACATCATACCTACCATACGTTGCAGTTGATGGTATATTATAATAATAATAATATTGACCAGTACCTGTCTTACCCATAGAAGCATTTGACACAACCTGTCTGCCACATGGATCTTTTATAGTTTCTAATATAACAGCAGGATCAACCTTAGTGTTATTTCTGTCTTTTATCGTGACATGATGAGAATAACTCTCACCTCTTTGATAGATCGCCATTAATATTTCCTCTTTTTAATCTTATATAATTGCTCTTTCGAGCCGTTAATCTTATATAACTGTTCCAATGTGGAATCAATCTTATATTTTTCTTCGTTGCTGCTAGTTATTCTCACTGGAAAATCAAGTTCAGCCAGCAGTCCAATGACACCAGCAGCATGTTCTTTTATCTTCAACAGTTCAGTAACTGTCTTCTGGAATGCAGCCGTCCTGTCTATTGACTCTTTTAAAGCCAGATAATCTGTTATGACTTTAGAAAAACTGTTGACACGACTATGATGCTCTCCAAACCCAAGAGGCTCGGTTACCGTCATAGCTTTACTGACTATACTACTATAATGTTCTCCTAACCCAAGATCTTCAGTTACCGTCATAAATCGTTGACGTATAGGTTGACCTTGCTCATCAAAGCTTAGTGGTTCGGTTACTGTTTTTGCGAATGTACCGACACGACCAGGATATTCCGCAAACGCAAGATAATCAGTGACACTTTTTACGAATGTACCCACTCTTCCTATAGCTTCATCAAAAGCCAGTTTCTCTGTATGTGTATGTGTAAATGCTGTACCACTGGGAACAACATATGTTGCATGTTCAGCTAGTTGAAGCAGTTCAGTTACGGTTCGTGCTATAGCAATTATATGACTATAGTGTTCTGCGAACTGTACCTTATCTGTAACACCATGAGCAAACGCAGTTGCTCGTTGTGCCTGCTCATCAAAACTTAGTGGCTCAGTGTGTGTATGTGCGAAAGTGCCTACTCGACTATGATGCTCAGCAAGCTGAAGCACCTCAGTAACAGTTATCGCTTTGCTGATGATCTTTGAAAAATGTTCAGCGAACTGTAGATTCTCAGTGACAGCATGTGCAAAAGCAGTTATTCGCTGGCATTGTTCATCAAAGCTTAGTGGCTCTGTATGTGTATGTGCAAATGCAGCAGTACGCTGTCCTTGCTCATCAAAGCTTAATGGCTCTGTGTGTGTATGTGCAAATGCAGCAGTACGCTGTCCTTGCTCATCAAACTGAAGTTTTTCAGTGAAAGTCTTAGTTCTATGACGTATCCTCTGTGCCTGCTCATCAAAACTTAATGGCTCTGTGTGTGTATGTGCGAATGCAGCAACTCTTTGACCTTGTTCGTCAAATTGGACTTTATCGGTATGTGTATGAGCATATGCAGCAAGTCTCTGTCCTTGCTCGTCAAAACTTAGTGGCTCTGTGTGTGTATGTGCATAAGCAGCAAGTCTCTGTCCTTGCTCATCAAAGCTTAGTGGCTCTGTGTGTGTATGTGCAAATGCAGCAACTCTTTGACCTTGTTCGTCAAATTGGACTTTATCGGTATGTGTATGAGTAAAAGCAGTACCACCAGCGACATCACCATAAACATCAAAAATCTTAAATGATACAAAGGCACCAAATATAAGAGTTCTAGAAGCATCTTCAGTATCTTCAATTTCTACTTTTACATATCTACCTTTACCAGCAGTATCTAAAGTTATCTCTCTATCGCCTGTCCAATCATTTGTATCCTGCCAAGTATTTATTGTTTCATGACATACATCCTCTACAGGTGGTGGATTAGTGTCACTAATATAAATATTTACATCAGTAGGATCATCAAGGGATAAACTACGACCACGTACTCTAGTAATATCATATGTTTCCCCTAAATCAAGAATGAAAAAATGATCTTCATCTGCGGTGTGCATCCATAGTCCATTACCATCCAATGCATCCTCTATATCACTAACTGGACCATCATCACCACAATCAGAAATTAATTCAGAACTTCCAATATCTAACCAAGCATCAGCCATCTATTATGCCTCTAACTCTGCAAGAATAGCAGTAGCCAAGGCATCTCTATGTGTCTGAGAAATATTTGTAATAACAGGAACATCAAGTTCAGAGTCCCAATAATTGTTCTGGAGACCTGTCATTATAACACTATTGATGTTCTGCAAAGACGTTATAGCACCAGTCAAACCATCTGCAAACTCAGGATACCTAGAAGCAAACCATACACCATAATCCGTATTGAAAGTATTCATAGCATTATATAAAACAACAAAATTATTCCTGAATGATAATAACTCAGTAGTGGAATATGTTATGGTAGTCTTTTGTAACTGCAAAACCAGATGATTGATATTACTCCATAATCTAGGCAACCTCTTTATTATTTGCACTGCTGTTGACTCTCTCTGAAGTTTATATATCATAGCATTATCCTCAAAAAAAAATAATAAGGATTAAAGATTAACCCTGTTGTGCTTCTATATAATAAGTCAAAGCGAACGTATCAGATGCAGTAACACTGACATGACTCCATACAACATGAGAAACAAGCGTTGCAGAAGCACCTACACCAGCAGAAATACCACCCTCAGCTATGGAACCGGTTCCACTGAAACTGAACGTGTTTGTGAACTTCATACTAGGTGCACTACTGAAATCAACAGTACCAGTAGCATCAGCTTCCTGAGCACCGAAAAGTGCATCGTCACCACCCATAGTGGTATCAGAAACAGCAGCAGCAGTCATATGTGTACCTATACTAATCCAGTTAAGACTTGTCCAACCAGCAGAAGCATCAGATACAAGATAACCAGCTATATTTTCCAAACCAGCCGTAGTAAGCGTCATCTATTTCCTCCCTTTCTTCGTGGAACTATGCCACGGTTTTGCTTTCGTTCTATACGGAACTATCTCACTGACACCAACATCCTGCTTGTAACCATGTGCTAATTTTTCAATAGCCATATTTTCAGCATCCGTTGGATTATCTGCATCAACCTTCAAACCGAATGTGACTTTATATTGTTTCATTTTTTCTCCTCAAAAAGAATAGTTTCCTCTCCATTTTCTATTTTTTTCTTAAGCTTAAGACGACCTGTCTTTTTATCACGAAGCTCAATAAGAACTCCCTCGACAAGCCCTATACTCTGCGTGGTCATGTATATATCATCTCCTGCCAGTCATCATTAGACTCCAAAGAACATACCAAATGTTTATCTTTCTCATCATCAACAGTCATCCTTTTACCTGTCTTTTTATTTCTGAATTTTCTTTTCATTAGTATCACACCTGAAAAAAAGAAAAAAAGAAAAGAAAAAAATCTTTTCTATCCGTTCACAATATGACAAATAGCACTTTTGTCTAAGTGAGCAGTACCCCAGTACATCAGCAAGACTTCTTTATAGTAGTCACACTCGCTTTCGTATGTCTCTGTGTATTTAGGTCGCATACCCCAAGCTTCACCAACAGCCCTGCTTGAATCAATAATGACCGCTACTGTAGCAGCAGAAGTCGCATGACAAGCATGAGCATTACAACACTCGATAACATCAAGACCAGCAACATGTGTAAGCTTACCAGTACCACTATCAAACTTGATAAGTGCATCAAGTATATGGTTGTCGAAATTGATCTTCAGGAACGCAGCTATATTCGGGTTGATAATCAACGTATCCGGATTATACGCAGCGTTACGCATACTACCTACACTATGCACAATAGCATCATACAGGTTGATAGCGTTCTCACCTATCGCAGATCCCATGACACCAACAGACCCACTGGATTGCCGATACCATTTAGGGAAGAAACCACCGAAACATTTCAAAGCAGACGCCATAGACTGACTGAAACCAGGAGCACCAAGACTTGTACTACCTATCGCAGCATAAATATCTATATCACGCTTTTTAGCCAGACCTTTCGCCATCTCATTGAGTATAGCAGCTTTAACATTACCGCAAGATTGGAACAGTCCGAATCCTGTCATAGTGTCATAGTCACCATATGTACTTAATGTGATGCTGTAAGTCGTTAGTGTTGAAGATGTAGCAGACAGACAGTTAGCTATACTTGTCGAAGTATCACCAAGGGCTTGTGCTGTTCTTGCAGGAACACTACGTACCTGAACTATTTTTCCCTGACAACCAGTAAAGTCATGGTTCACAGCAGTAATTACACCAGATAGTTGCCCGTAACATACAGCAGCTTCAAGAATAAGATCCAGATAACTGTCTACAGGTATCCAGCTTGTTTCCTCAGTTGATGTAGTAAGTTCGATCATACTTTTCATGTTTAAGCACCTGGTGTATCGTCACACATGGACATTTCTTCTACTTGCTCTTCATATGTTTTGCCAGTTAGTTCTTTTGATTTGCCGAACATCCGTTTGGTATCCCGTTCTACAAGTTTCTTGAAAGTCTGGTAATCATCTACAAAGACTTGTTTAGTCTCAGGTGTACCAGGAATGTCGTTCAGCTTGACACCGTTATATTTCATTCTGATGGCTTTGCTGTTTTTAAGCACTTCCTGATTGGTGACTTTTTCTTGTCCGTCTTCGACCCTGGATTCTTCACCAAGTTCTTTGACCAGCTTCTCTCTTTCCTCTTCATGTATCTCCTTACGGAGCTTTTCCTCAGCCTCTTTTTTAACGAGTTCTTCAACTTTCTTGGATTCCTCTTTTGCCGCAGCAATCTTTCTTTCAAGATTCTGCTTCTCAAGCAAGTCCAGTTCAGCCTGTAACTCCTCTTTGGTTTTTTCAACCATAATTATATTTCCTCCTTAAGCTTCAATTTCTTAATAGCAATTCGAAGCTTCATTTTTTCAATCTCATCAGATTCTACATATTCATTATCCACTAACGAAACAGTAGCAGAATCGTTCTTCAGCCCTACACCACACCCACCTTCAGGAGAACAAGCTCCACGAGAGACAAGTGCTAAATGATCCGCACGAAGGTCCTTGGCAACTACTCTAGTTTCACCATTCTCCAAAGTTTCCTCTTTCCTAGTTGCATACACACCTACAGACACTTCAGGAACAGCACCAGCATTTTGACGTGCCCTAATGTACTTCAACGCATTCTCTGACTCAGGATAACCATCAATAACAGGTTTCATAGTCAACCGTTTTGTCCCCTTGTCATAATGTGTTTCTGTGACATCACCCACAGCATCCTTCACACTATCGGAATGATCGTAAACAATCGGGACGCTATCCCAACTGAATAATGATTTTTCAACTTCATCTGCTGGGAAAAAGATACCGTTGTATGTACCATCACCTACAAGCATAGTAGTCCTATCAACACAAATCTCAGTGTCGCCAGCCTCATTCAAGATAGCAACATGAGCATTCAGTTGCCCCCTCAGACGAAGTAAAACTCTTTCATCCATTTTTTCACCTTTATGTTTTTTCCTCCATTGATCGTAAATTCCTTCACATTTTTTATATGCATGTCCCTTACTTTTTATTCCTCCTTCCTTGATAACATAAGGGATACATCTGTTAATAAAACTTTTTTTAGACTCACCTGATTTTGGACTAGGCATTACCACCCACGCCTCTTTTTTTCTTTCTGAGTCTCCTCATCAATAATCTTATGAATCTTAGCATACTGATGTTGGGGAACAAAAATATTTTCATCAGGACCGAGTTCATGATCGGTTATCTTTCCTTCATCCCTGAGTTTAGCCGTATTTACTTTTGTATCCGTCCAACGGTTAATATACCAATTTTCAGGCTCTTCATAATATTCATCAAGCAACGGCATCAACGTATCCTTCTGATCCAGAATATTCTTAATTATCCAGAAGAAAGGATCACGATAAGCCGTATCTTTAAGCATAATCCACAAAAAGAACTCACCCATATCTTTGATTAAAGCATTCTGATATTTCTCATCAATGTTGTCAGCAGTCTCATAAAGAAGTTTATGTATCCTTCTAATCACAGGATTACCACAATTAGCTATATCATTATGTATCTCAGGTGCTTTCTTCCCATCAGCATATTTCTTTCTCGCCCACCACAACGCAAGACGAAAAGTACGTTTCTCACTATCTCCGAATCCTATATCAATCATCGTTATCACCAGTATTAAAAAGTTTTCTATCTTTGTATTCCTGTCGTTTACCTAGATTCCATTGGTCAATCGGTCTAAGATAACCAACAACCCTGGAATAGACTTCACATTCAGTTCTTGCTTTTTTTGTCATTTACACTCGGCATCTCAGCAGCCGTAGGCATACCAAGCTCCTCATCAATATCTTTAAATCGCAATTTAAGGAAACGAAATACAGTCAAAGCAGAACCTTCATATTCATCCATCTTATGTTTAATCTGCCCGTTAACACCCTTAACCGCATTCTCCATCATGTCAATCTGTGACACCATCTCAGTGATGACTTCTTTCCTATCATTTTTAGGAATAGTCTTAAACACATTCTTCCCTATAGCACGAATAATAGGGAAACCACGACCAGCACGAACATTCTTAAGCTCAGTATGAATATTTTTCAAACCGTTCTCAAGTTCAGCTTTCTGCTTCAACAAGGCAACATACTCATTATTCATAGCCACCATCGCATTCACAGCCATAGCCTCTTTAGGTTCAAACTGTTTCATATTTTCAACCTTGCCAGCTCAATAGTTTTGCCATCGAAGTCATCAGTTATGATTGCTACGCCATCTACCATCGTTACAACAGGACAGCCTCTACAGTTTGGTTTACCACATAGTGTTACTTTTTCCATAGTTTTACCTCCTTACATCTTCTTAAATAAATGCTTTGAGAGTATTGATTGAGCCATACGCCTAGCAGCAAGAGCCGCAGGACGCATAAAAGGTCTGAAACAATATTTACCAGAAGTGCTCACAGCACCAATAGGCGAATCAGGAGTACCAGCAGGCATATGTATAGTGCCATACTCATTATAAACAGCATAATGACGACCATTCTCGTCAACAGGATCAGTCAAAATTGTATAACTCGCAGGACCAGTACGGAAATAACGGATATCCTGAGCCATACGACCAGTCATCTCAGGAGCATAACGCTTCGCCATATGCATAGCAAATATAGCAAGCTCCTGCATAGCATCATCATACGCCTGAATATCAGACAAGCTACCAAGCATCTTATTTACTTGGTCTATCCCCTTTACTTCTACCTCTATCATCCTGCTCTTTAATTATATCCTCACCAAGCTGTTTCAACTCAGCGATACGTTCCTTCTCACGTTCAGTCAAAGGACGCCATACATTCTCCTTTTTTTCTGCTGTCTTCTTAGGGACAGCAGTAGGATTAGACCCTGGAACACCGACAGCAGGCTCCTCAACTTCCTTGATATCATCAGGAATAGTATCCGGATCAAAATCAATGATACCGTCCTTTATAATCTTACGGGATTCTTTCTGACCGATAACCTCAGACAGATAAGATTCTTTTGCTGCAAGTGCGCGCTTCCACATAATATTAGCTTCAGATGTCTCATCAACATAAGTCGGAAGCCATACAAGCTTATACTGCCATTTCCTACCCTTACTGTTCAATAATTCTTCAAATAAATCCTCAAATAAAGGCGTAAACGTCATATCCTGATCGTTACGCAAATCCTTATGATAATCAGCTATACCCGTCTCCCCACCCATATCCTTACCTGGCTGAACACCAGTCAAAACATGCTGAGGCATCTCAAACATAGCAGCTATCTTAACATAAAAATAATCAAAGAAAGACTTAGGCTCACCCATACGAGGATTCTCAACCTTAAGCTCATAATTCTCATCATGAATATACCAATGATTACCCTCCTTCACAAGCTTATTCATATACTTTTCTTGCTCAGGAGATGAATTAACAATCGTGAAGTCAAGGATACCATGACTACTCCAATCAAGAATCTCACCAGTAGCCGTATCCGTATTCATAACCGACTTAAGGATGTTCTTAAGACTCTCTACCTTAGACAACCCGAAATCAGAATAAGGCAAACCCTCACGGAAATGCATAATACGACTAGGATGAATCAACTTATCATCAACACCAGTAGCACGATAAACATAATATTTCTGACCCTTAACCACTTTCATAGTGGTAATGTGTTCAGCATCCAAAACCTTCAACCCAATAGGCTCAGCATTCTTAGGAGGAGGCGACTCAACACCACGCCCCTTAGTCTCAAGATAAATCTTCTCGATAAAACCATCGCCATAAATATCCTTAGAAACACCAGCAACCTGAGACTTCTGCTTCATACGAGTCCTACGTTGAAACTCATTAATGATACGGACATCCTCCTTAAAAGGCTCACTATCATCAAGCTTTTTAATAATAAACCAGTTCTGCAAAGCATCACGGTTCTTCTTATGAGTAGCCTTATAAAACAACGACTCATGCTCAGCCACATAACGCAACTGCTTAGCACTCAACGTCTCCTGCTTACCAGACTGACCATAAAGATCAGCAGACTTACCAGCGACAACTTTGCTTTTAGGTTCAGCTTTCTTAAACTTCGATATCTCGTATCCCAACAGTTTCATCGGAATCTACCTCCAATAGGCAATACAGGTTTCCTAAACGGATTAAAATCAGTTACACCATAACGCAAAGCATCACAAGCATGGTCATACTTCTTCAAAGGACGTTCTGTCTTGTTTTTAGTGATATGGTCCTTCTCATACCTATAAGACTGCAACTCCTTAATCAGGTTTTTACAGCCGAAATCAACACTAATGATTCCATTCTTAAAAAACGATTTAACTTTCGAGATGCCACTATCTATATCATTGTTCGCTTCCATAACCCTGATACGTTTCTGTTTTAGCATCTCAATAATATGTTGTGCAGAAGGATCACAATACAACTTACGCATAGGAAACACCTTATTGACCTCGTTTATCTCCTCTGCAAGATAACCATGGTCCTTCTCCTTCACGTACATCTCATCAACAACGAACAGGTGTCTGTCTTCATCAACACCCATGACCAACAAGCAGGCTGGATTACGGTATCCGTCATCATAACCACCTATATAATACTTATATTTACCATCTCTGAAACTGCCGACATCCCTGTCAATCTGAAAATCCTTATAAATAAGACCCTCAAACTCACCCCACTCACCCATAAGATACCGATTGGCATAATCAACATCAAACGAGTTTTCCATCCCAGTTACATAATCCTGGGGAAGAAACGTGTTATCATAAGTAGTCGTCTGAACAACCTTATATTCATCCGTAGGATCCTCAAAGAACTTCTGATACACCCAGTTGCCGTATCCGGAAGGATTACCAGCCATAATCATAAACCGATGTTTGGTATGCATCCCTCTCATACGACCCTGAAGCATGAGGAAAACCTCCTCACCTATATCAACAGGTTCGTCAATAGCGACACCATCAAGATTCAACGACTTATATTTAGACGGATCATCACAAGAACGGAACACCACCCGACTCCCGTTCCAGAAATCATACGTCATAATAGAAGGACGCCACCTTTTCTCTAATTTAAACTTAAATCCAGCTTTAGTGAACGATTCCTGCCACAAGTCTGCCTCCTCCAAGAAAGTACGGACAACCGTATCCCTAAGCTGAGGCACAGTCTGAGCACCAGCGAACCAGAAACTACCAGGATTATTAATACACTCCCTGATAATCACATTGCAAAGCAATAATGTCTTACCAGCACCATAAGCTCCAGAATACATGACGAATTTATGCTTGCATGTAGCCTCTAACACTTCTACCTGTTTAGGAAGAAAAAGCCTTGGATACTGGAGTTTGGCGATAATATCACCGTTTAATGTTCTCTACGTCTCGTAGCAGTAGGACCACTCACAGCAAGCTGCGGAACGCAAATGCTGTCTGTATCACTAGAAGGACCAGCAGTACATTTAACCCGTGCTGTACTAACTGTCTTACTGGTTTTAATACTTACTCCTTTTGCCATAATAAATAACTCCTTAAAATTGTATTAAGCCCACCAACCTTCCCGTTAATGCTTAACACTCCTATTGACTGGGAAAGGGGTCGAACCTTTACCAATCATTTTGCCCTTCATGTGGATTATATTCAGTTGGTGCATCATTTTTTTGTGCGTCTATTAATGCTTTTGCACCTAAATCGTTGTATATAATTTTACGAAACATTTTTTCATCAACAACAATTCCACAAGACATACATTTATAAGTATCTGGTGTCATACGATTATTTTCTATATCTTCTTCTGTAAAATATTCAAAATAGTTACCATTGCCACATTCGGTGCATAATACACCTGTGTCATAATCAGATTCACTAATCATAAGATATATCTCCATTAATTATTTCATCTTTGTATTGTGGATAAAATGCATGATTATTATGTTTAAAACATTTTGATGGTAATGCTTTATATTTGTTAACCCGATATCCTAATCTTTTACATTCAATAAATTTTAGGATTTCTTTATCTTGCTGAGGATTACCTAAACGTGTTAAATGTCTTCGTTTATACCTATGTTTATTTTGTCGCCACCATTCTCTTTTTTGATTGTTTTGTATTTCTTTAGCACATACACTACAATATTTAGAGTTGTAGTGTTTATCAAAAATAGTTTGCTGACAGTTAACACATAACATAGAAACAGAGTTCTCATATAATAGGTGCTAGAAAAAGTATATAAGAAGGAGGAATAGAGTGGCTTTATAAAAAAAGCATCACATCAGCCACCCTAAATGTGATTATAATTCAATCAGATGTCTTCGTAGCATATAAACCATTTAATCTTGAATTATACAACATATCTCGTCTTGCGATCTCCAATTGATAATATATATTAGGTGTATATTTACCACCTTTTGAATAATATCCAAATGTTCTATCACACTCCTTGTGTTTATACACATAAAATAGTATATCATGGTCTGCTGGTATATCTTTTTTTTTCATAACATCAACACCTCTTCTTCAAAATACTTTCTCCAAATTTTAACTGTATAATCCTTATAATCCATAATTATTGGCAGATTGCAAACAAACGGCTTGCCGAACCTCACCGCCTCGAACATAGCACCACAACACTTCGTAACACCATAATACTCCCTAGTAACACGATTAGTACCCTTAGTAGGATTTCTAAGTGGAGCAACAACAGCACGACAACCACGAAGAATATCATCATAAAGATATTGAGGTACAAAGTCATCGAAGTAAAGGTCAGCTCTTTTAACAATCAACCTTCCTCGCTTACCGACAGGACATCCAAGATAACAAATCGGCTCATATCCCTCAAGTAAACTGTAATCCCTACGAAAGGACTCGATTCGACCAGGAACAACATAGTACGGATTATAAAAGCTTCTTTCGGGATGACCTTCAAATAAAGCAAACGGAATCGTGAAGATCTTTCCTTTATAATATTTTTTTGCATACTCTTTGATTGGTTCATAAGTCACCGCAATAGCATCAAACTTCTTAAGGATAGGATTCCAACGTAGTTCCGAGTTTGCCTCGTGGACGGTAAGAACCGTCTTACATCTAGGATTCCAGCCGATGAACTTAACCCAATCCATCGGAAGGTTCTGAACGGTATTAACGAACAAGATATCCACATCTGGATTACGGGGAAGGTAATCATATGTAACAACTTCATGGTTTTTACACAACCTTTGTAAAGTCTTGATATACTGATGATGATAATGCCACTCACAGATGCCTACTTTAAGCTTTTGTATATCTTTTCCCATAATATCCTCAAAGGAGTATCTGCTGTAATAGTATGCTCAATAATATCATCAATCATCATAAAGACACCAATACCCACTAATGCGTACCATAGAGGAAACAACTCCTCTATATTATCATAACCCATTATTAGATTGAAAATACCGAATGCAGTTATCCAAATACCATGGTAAAGATGATGATTACCTTTTGGCTTAAACGGAACCTTTGGTCTCACTTACATCCACTCTCCTGAATACGAAAACTATCATCATCAAAATGCTGAGAAGAAAACTCAATCAACACACTATCCAACATACCAGTAAAACGATGCTGAGTACCAGGAACCAACCTCATAGACTCACCAGCCACCAAGACACGGGTCTCCCAAGGATGACGCTGCAAAACATTACCAGGAGGATACTTATACTCCATCTGCACACGACCACTTAAAACATGAAAAGTCTCATCCTTCTTCTTATGATAATGAATAGAACAATAACAATCCTTATGAAGATGAAGCAATTTACCGCAATACAGCTCGTTATTGACGATTATCTCCTCAAAACCCCAAACTTTGTCTACTTTTTCCATAGATATACCCGAAAGCACTGAAAACACACCGAAACACCATTAAACCCGTTATTTCCCTGATTTTTGGCTTATTTAGCTTGATTTTATGTTTAGCCTCAAACTGAGCCCAACCATAACCATACCAGAAGGACTGACGCAAGAAAGACCGAAAATTCTGAGGACCATAATGCATAAAGATAAGACCAGGATGGTAATGAATGACACACCCTGATTTAACAGCACGATAATTCAAATCAATATCCTCAGCAGTTTTGAAAGACTCATCAAAACCACCAAGCCTCCTAAAAACGTCAGAACGATAAATAACATTACAAGAAGGAACGTTGATGTTCTGACCATCAAAGACAAGACTACGTCTAGGAGTTGTATATTTAGCACGCTTAACATTTTCAGGACCAAAAATAATATCATAGTTTTTCTCCATCAACTCCTTAAGAGTATGAAAATAATTATGGGAAGTGTAACCGTCTGAATCCAAGAAGACATAATAATCAGCATCACTCTGACGACACAGATAATTACGAGCCTCAGCACGATTCATACCAGGCTGACCGTCTTTAGAAATCTTAATGATTTTGTATTTCATTATTATTCACTTTTTCTTTTTTTCTTTTGCATCCAATTCCATTAATTTGATAACTGTATGTGCTAGTGTATCTAAATCCCAGTTTGCACTTGTACATGGATTGTATATGTGATATTCACATCCAGAACATCCTTTTTTATCTTTTCTCTTACAATCCCATATTTTGTTTGTGTTGTTGTGATACTTGTCACATATACTCATTACCATATATCCACCTTTTTGCTGAATCTTTTACTCGAAAAGGTTCTATGCTATCTTAAAATAATCCAAACAGATGTGCACCGTAACAGAACACGCACACCCAAATAATAAACAGAACAGGAATATGGAAAGGACGGGACATCTTGAAATATCTTGATACAAGATGGTCCACATCAACAAGAACCCCAACCACCCCAAACAAGCAGAGAATAAAAAGTGGGTGCACATACAACGAACCATATAACTCAGGGAATAATCCATGAAATATTTTTTCGGTATACCAAAAAATGTCCGAAAGAACTTCATACATCAACCTTTTCTCCACAGAAAGGACAATAATTTATTAAAATATCTTTACCAAGTGGTTCATGCATATTATCTTCACTATATTTGTTGAAATAAACATTACTACCATCAGAAAAAACACTAAGATGTTTTTTTGCCTCATTACAACACCACTTAACATCCACATCAACAGAATACATTTTTTCCATCCATTCTTTCCTCTTTTTAACCACTTTCATTCTAACTTCTCCTTCCAAAACTTAATCACCTTATCCAAACCCACCGACAGACTCACCTTCGGCTTCCACCCGATAGTATCAAAAAGAAGCTTATGAGAACTGTTAAGGTAAAAAATTTCACCAGCCCGATGCTCACGAGTATACCAGTTTATCTTGCCTTTCCAGTTGAGCTTGTCTCTGATGAAGAACGCGAGATGCTTAATAGAGGTACCGTTAGGAGGACCGACACAAAAAGAACGCCCAAGAATTTTAGAATCTGAATCAAAGAGTTTAAAGTATAAATCTGTAAGGTCATCAATATAAATGAAATTACGAACAGGCTCAGGATTACCGAAATCAACACTTTCACTTTTAAGCATCGCAGTAACGAACGCTTCAACCACGAAATAATCATTGTGTTTTCTCCCATAAGTATTAGTCTGACGCAAACACACGCCAGGAAAATCATAAGCATAATGCAAATACTTAACATACTTCTCAGCAGCAATCTTAGCAACCGCATAAGGACACGCAGCCATCTGAGGAGTCTCCTCCGTAAAAGGCAAAAAGCTCTTATGCATCTCCGGCTGATGACCATAAGTCTCCATAGAAGAAGCAAAAATGAAACGCTTCAGATTAGGGACATAACGCTTAAGGCACTCAGTAAGGTTGATAGTACCAAACAAGTTAGTATTAACAACTTCCCAAGGATGGTCAAAACTGTATGATACAGGTGTAATAGCACCAAGATGCAAAACATAATCAGGCATCACATCACGCACAATGTTAACAAGACTCGAATACGAAGTAAGGTCTCCCTCATAGAATTTCACTTTTCCCTTTAAAGGGGCTAAAGACGGACTCTGAGACACTTTCTGCCTAATAAGCCCATAGACATCAAAACCCTTATCAATCGCTTTCTGGGCGGCGTGAGAGCCGATAAAACCCGAAACACCCGTTATAAGAAGCCTAGACTTCACCGTTACGACCTCGCATGTACTTCCAAAAAGAATAACAAGCCTCAATCTCCCCAATCAACTGAAAGAACAGGTTGCGTTCCTCTATCTCCGAAATTTTAATCTCCGTCTCACTCACTTGCGTTATCTTCATCGTCATCATCGTCTAAATTGAAAAAGTGCTTGATCCAAGCAACAACATAGTACGGATTATAAAAGCTTCTTTCGGGATGACCTTCAAATAAAGCAAACGGAATCGTGAA